TTATGCGACACTGTAAACCTCTTTGGCGCGCGTGGTGAACGCCTGAACCATATTCGAGGCCAGCTCTTTAAAGATACGGCCAAACGCCAGTTCGATCAGCTTATTGGTAAATTCAAAATCCAGATGAAACTCAATGCGGCAGGCGTCAGCGCTCAGTGGCGTAAACTTCCACCCTCCCATCAGTTTTTTAAACGGACCATCCACCAGATGCATCAAAATACTCTGATTGCTCGTCAGGGTATTGCGCGTGGTGAACGTTTTGCTGATCCCCGCTTTGGAGACATCCACGGCCGCAGTCATCTGCGTCGGGCCGGATTCCAGCACCCGGCTACCGGTGCATCCCGGAATAAATTCCGGATAGGACTGAACGTCGTTCACTAACTGATACATTTGTTCCGCGCTGTAGGGAACAAGCGCGGTACGGCTAATCTGAGGCATAGCATTTTCCATGGTCACACAACAGACAAATAATAACATTTATCACCTGTTAAAAAAACGCTAAGCCTTATCTCGTGCTAAGATAGCGCGTTAGACCTCACAGGACGCAATGAGGTGACTTTTTAAAATCAGATTACCGACGGCTTTACGACACTTATGACGAAGAAAAAAGCACATAAACCTGGTTCGGCGACCATTGCGCTTAACAAGCGTGCTCGCCACGAGTATTTCATCGAAGAAGAATTCGAGGCCGGCCTTGCGTTGCAGGGCTGGGAAGTAAAATCGCTGCGTGCCGGGAAAGCCAATATCGGCGACAGCTACGTGATCCTGAAAGACGGTGAGGCCTTCCTGTTCGGCGCGAACTTTACGCCGCTGACCGTCGCCTCTTCACATTACGTCTGCGATCCTACCCGCACCCGTAAGCTGCTGCTGAACAAGCGCGAACTGGAATCCCTCTACGGACGCATCAACCGCGAAGGCTTCACCGTGGTGGCGCTCTCTTTGTACTGGAAAAACGCCTGGTGCAAAGTGAAAATCGGCGTGGCGAAAGGTAAGAAACAGCACGACAAACGTACTGACCTGAAAGCACGCGAGTGGCAGCTCGACAAAGCACGTATCATGAAAAACGCAGGACGTTGATTCTGCACACTTATTGTACTATTCAATAAGTTAGCGTTTCGGGCTGGTGTCGAGGAAGTAAAATCTGGTATACTGAGTTCAACACTATTGGGGCTGATTCTGGATTCGACGGGATTTGCGAAACCCAAGGTGCATGCCGAGGGGCGGTTTGCCTCGTAAAAAGCCGCAAAAAAATAGTCGCAAACGACGAAAACTACGCTTTAGCAGCTTAATAACCTGCTAAGAGCCCTCTCTCCCTAGCTTCCGCTCTTAAGACGGGGATCAAAGAGAGGTCAAACCCAAAAGAGATCGCGTGGAAACCCTGCCTGGGGTTGAAGCGTTAAAACTAATCAGGCTAGTTCGTCAGTGGCGTGTTTGTCCGCAGCTGGCGTGCGAATGTAAAGACAAACTAAGCATGTAGTACCGAGGATGTAGAAATTTCGGACGGGGGTTCAAATCCCCCCAGCTCCACCAAATAAAACAAGGGGTTACGTGAAAACGTAGCCCCTTTTTCTTTGGTGGTGGCGGCAAAATGGCGGCAGCCACTTTGCCCACCGTTCATCAACGTCTGTAGCCGTTTATGTAATAAAGGTGATTCACATGGAAGAAATGCATTTTGTTTACATCAATGCTAATGCACGCATTGGTGCACACTCGATAAGTAATGTTAGCCATAGCGATAGCCACATTCAGGGGATATGCCAATCAGCTCATTCGATTCGGACGTTTCGTAAGGATAGAATCCTTCAGGAATTCTCTTCAGCAGATGAAGCTCAACTGTCCTGCCAATCTTTCCTCCCTGAGAACTATCTGCATTTAACCAAAGTAATTAAGCCTAAAACCCTCACTTTTGATGTCTGCTTTACAGGTTTCAAAAAGTCAGATAAAGAGCGTTTGATTGAAGTTGCCGAGGCGAACAGCCTGACCGTAAGAAGTTCAGTTACTCAGAATCTGCAGATGCTTTGTTGTGGATACAATGCTGGCCCTTCCAAAGTAAATGCTGCACGTATGAAGGGAACGATCGTCATTGATGAGGAAAGTTTTGTGCATTTTATAGAAACGGGTGAAATTCCCGACGCATAAAAAACCTGCCGCAGCAGGTTCTTGATTTAAAAATTCATGTGCCCTTGACCACCTGGCGTAGGGTGTGGCGGGGCATTGTTAATTATTGTCGGCGTAACGATAAACCTCACTACCGTTTCATGGGTGACAAATGTGCTGCCGCAATTAATGTTCTGGCACTGGCAGTAACGTTCCTTCGTGCTATCAGTAACCTGAAAGCTGCTCCTGGTGTGCGCCGCATGTCCACACTTTGGGCAATTCATCATTTTTTATTCTCCGCCACCATTAAAATCTCAATAATGATACACAAAGAATCAATATTGAGAACTTATTTATTCCATTTCCAAATCATCAATTTTTACTTCAAGCTCCAGACTGGTTGTAAAACCATTATCCTTGCTGACCGAATGCGTAAGGGTTGTGATGGTCCATTCTGCATCGTCAATAGGTTGCTTAAAGCCACTCACTTTCACCGGCATTTCCGTATAGAGATCTGCCCTACCCTCTGCGAGCTGCAGGGAGAATGACGCAACACCGCGCTGCAGACGCTCCCATTGCATTTTTGCCGCACGCTCAGCATTGCTGCGGTTGGCATAAGTGCGATTAAGAACCAGCACGTTTTCGTCCGTTCCCACCAGATAATCACCCTGTTTTGCTTCCGGCTCTTTTGGCGCGGTGGTTTTCTTCCGGCGGCGCTTAACCTTAGTTATTTCTTTTTTCTTGGGTTCGCGGGTATGCAGCCAGCTGGCAATTACCCCCGTATAGGCATCACGATCAGCCAGGGTAAAACGATGACCGTCACCGGCCTGGCGGGTGATGGTGATAACCGGCAGCGGCTTACCGCTTGCCGTTCTGCCCTGCCCCTGGCGGATAAACAACAGATTGCCGTCCTTGACTGAGGCTATCGCCCCATACTGCCGCGCCAGCTTCATCAAAAAGCTGGCGTCGCTTTCATTAGTCTGGTCAAGATGATCGACAGGCTTGTCCAACAGGTCCTTTCCCAGCGCCATCTTTAATTTATGCCTGCCCGCGATTTCCTTCACGACTTCGCCCACCGTTGTCTGGTGCCAGGACTTTTCACGCCGCGTATTCAGGGTTTCACGTAAATCTGCACTACGCGCGCGAATTGTAAGACGGTCAGGCGCGCCGCTATGCTCAATCTCATCGACAGTAAAGGCCCCCTTCGGAAAAAGCGGCTGACCTTTCCACCCCAGCGCAAACTGAATAATGGCCCCCCGACGCGGCAGAATGATTTGCCCGTCCGAGTCGTCCAGTTCCAGATCAAGCTGGTCCGCTTCAAAACCCCGGTTATCGGTCAGCGTCAGACTCATCAGGCGCGCATCCAGCACGGTAGTCACATCTTTACCTTCAATGATGATGCTGAAACCGGGGATTTTGCTGTTCAGGTTCAGGAGATCAGAGCTGAAATTCACTGCAGTAACCCCCCAACCGTATTTTTCATATTGCCTATCGCAGAGGTGGCGGAGTCCTGCAAATTACTGAGCTGATCGCTGAGGCTGCCAAACATATCAGACAGCGATTCATCCACCCTTTTCAGGCTCAGCGAAAATTCGATGCGCCGGGGCATACCACTCTCAAAAAATTCTGTTTTTGTCTGGCTCAGACTCTCGATCACAAACATGCCGTAAATCGTCCCGCTCCCCTCAATCAAAGGCCAGGCTTTCCCCAGCTCCGCCATCTGCTCCAGCGCCAGCAAAGACAGCCTGCCGCCGGTAATCTCCGGCAGCAGGACGCCGGACAGCGTAAGCGAATCGTTATCCGGCCCAAGAAACTGCGTTGTCGGGCGCCGGTTTACCCGGCTGTTAGCAGCGTGCCGCCAGTTGCGCTGATATTGCAGCTCCTGATAGGGTACGGTGCGCAGCATGAATACGTATAACCCCAGCACCATCATCATTATTCGTAACCCCCTCGATCACTAAAATTACTGCGTGTTTTTGCCCTGGCCCTGCGCTCACGCTCATCAAGCTGCCGGGCCACCTCGCGGGCGATATCCTGCGCGCTTTGCCCTGGCTGGGCGACAATATGAATTGGCGCGCTTATCTCGTACTTAATTACCTGCGGTTGTCTCTCTGCCTTTGCCGACGGCGCCGGTTGCGTCCTGACAGGCACACTGTACGGATGAAGTGGTGCGGCTTCTGCCGGGGCAGCCGCCAGGCCCATTACCCCAGCGACTACGGAAGCGAACATCTTCTGGCGCATAGCCATCGGGTCAGCCCTCTTATCCGTGATTTCCGTAATGGCCGGTGCTGGCATGACAGCCGCAGCGATATCAGCCAGCTCCGCAGCACGATCCCGACCAGGACGATTTACCGGGGTGTTAACAATCTCAGGAGGCAGTATTAACCTGCTTTCAGGCCGTTGCTCCTGGCTAGCTGTTACATCACGAACCGGGCTTACCGTTGCAGCCAGTTTCACCAGTTCAGTAGTGCGATTGATTACCGGAAGATTTGCCGGACCATTCACACTATCAGGCGGCAGAACTATCCCGCGTTCAGGACGTTGTTTAGCGCCGGCCGGTTCCGTCCGGGAAGGATTGAGCGTTGCCGCTACCCTCGCCAGATCAGCAGTCCGTTTCCTGCCGGTGACATTGGCGGGTCCGTTAACAATCTCAGGGCCATTCTCGCCCACGATGCCGAACTGGCCGCGCGGAATGGTACCGCCGCTGTCGTACATGCCCGCAAAACCCATCGGCGGGAATCCGCCGGGCGGCAGCACCACTTTACCGTCTGTGTTTACCGTGGCTGGCTGCTGCCGCGTGACCTGCTCAGGAAGCTTCGCTTTGGCCGCCTCCTTGCTGACAATGCCGAGTTTTTCAAGCAGCCAGGACACGCCCGATTTAAGCGAATCCAGCGGGTGCATGACCATGTTCAACCCTGACGCCAGCGCTTCGCCAAACTGCCGCCCCATCGACGCCGCGTTTTGCAGTTCTGCTGAGGTGGATTTAACCGGCGTAAGCAGCTCTGTAAACCAGCCCCACAACGCCTGGACCTTATCACCTATCCACTGGAAAACAGGCTGCAGTGGCTCAAACGCCGCACTGATAGGCGCAGCAGCAGCTTTGAATCCTTCAACCACTCCGCCTAAAAATGCGCTTATCGGCTGCCAGTATTTCCAGACAACCAGCGCCACGCCAGCCAGGGCCGCCACGACCAGCCCTATCGGACTAAGCAGGGCGCCCAGCAATCCAGAAATCCCGTACAGCGCGACGCGAAGAAGGGCCAGCGGGCCGGATACCAGAAAATGCACCACGCCACCGGCTGCGGATAATCCCCCGCGCAGCGCGGTCAGCGGATTCATCACCATGCCGATAATGTTGCGAATACCAGACATTCCGCTGCGAAGAACAGCAAGCGGTGCACCGGCCAGCGCTTTCAGCGCATTGCCAGCCAGCCCGGCAGAACGTCGCAGGGAGTTAAGGGGAGTCGTCAGCAATCCGGTGCTGCTACCGGATGCCGCCATGCCACGGCGCAACAGGGAAAGCGGCGCATTTGCCAGCCAGGACAGCGCACCGCCGGTGCGGGTCACTGCAGACATAACGGAGGGGAGTGTTTTTACACCCAGCACGGACAGGCCTAAACGGATCACCGCCAGCGGCCCCAGCACGGCAGCCACGGCCACCGCCAGCGTGCCGAGTACAACGGTTATCGCAGCAGTGGCAGCCGCCACTTTCATCAGCGTGCCCGCCAGCTGCGGGTTAGCCTCAACCCATCGACGCAGTGCCCCGGTAACGTTTTTGACGTACCCCATGATATCCATCAGCGGCTGGCGCAGGGTTTCACCCAGGCTACTGAAAGCGTTCTGCGCACCCGTTTTAACAAGCAACCACTGCGCGGAAAGTGAATCCTTATTGATATCGGATTCTTTCTGCATGGAGCCGTTAGCCTCAGTGCCTGAGGTGAGTTTCAGCTGTCGCTGCAGCTCCGGCAGGTTGTTTGCAAGCTTCGCCGCATCATCGCCAAACTCCTTGCCAAATATCATCGTCATGGCGGACAGGCGTTTATCCTGCGGCAACTTGTTGACCTTCTCCAGCACGCGCTGAATGGTCCCCATTGCGTCCTTAGTCATCTGCTTTTCAATCTCTTCTGGATTGAGTTTCAGCAGATCCATACCTTCCATGAACCGCTTGCTCTGCATGGTTGCAATCGACAGTTCGCGCACCATCGCATTTGATGCGCTGGCGGCAATTTCAGGCGCGGCGCCCAGAGACAGGAAGGTGGAACCCAGCGCGGCCGCCTTGCGGAAATCAAGCCGGTCAGCCACGCCGCCCATGCGCTGCAGCACATTGATGATATCGCCGCCCTTAGACATGGCGTTATCGTCCAGATAGTTCAGGGCATCGCCAAGCTGTTCAATATTTCGGGTCGGCACGTTATACAGCTGCGCGATTTTCCCCAGCCCCTCCGCCAGCTCATCAGCGGGCAGCTCGAATGCCGTTGCGGCCTTTGCTGCAGTGGATGCAAAGGCCAGCAGGTCACGCTTCTGGTCTTCGTAAGAATCGTTCTGGTTTGTCACGCCCATGCGGGCGCCACCTTCAACCAGCGCGGCATAGTCAATAGCGCCATTCTCCATCGGCAGCTGTTCACTGGCGGCTTTGATGGCATCCTGCATATCGTAAAACTGTTTTGTGCGGTTTCCGTTGTCGTCCCGAAGCCCGTTAACCTGCTTTGCCACGCCTTTCATCGCATCTTCCATGCTGGCATAGCTTTTAACGGCTGCCATCACCGGCGCGCCCATCGCCAGCCCGGCGGCAGTAGTCGTTGCTCCTGCGCCCGCGATACGATCCCGCACTTCCAGACGGCGGGAATACTGATCGCGGACGGCGTTCATTCGCGCCTGCTGTTCGCCCAGGCGTTTGAGGGATTTCTGCTGCCGGTCTAGCGCCTGCCGGGTTTCTTCGGCATTCTGCCGCAATTCCCGCTGCGCACTACTGAGCTTTTTCGTGTCCAGTCCGGCTTCATTGAGCGCAAGACGTTGGCGCTGAACCGACTGACGCAAACCGTTATATTTGCTCTGCAACTCCGTAACGCGGTTTTTTGCCTGCTCAAGCAGTCGCGCCTGCGCAGCCGTCGGGCGGTTGGTGGCAGAGAATTGCGTGGCAAGTTTCGCCGCTTCTTCGCGTGCGGCTTTAAGGCTGTTACCGGTGACTGCTAACTGCGCGCTGGCCTTGCGGAAACCGTCAATGCGGCCCGCCTGAGCATCTAACTCTTTTAAACGGACGCGGCTTAGCTGAATGGCTGCAGCCAGCTCTTTTGAGCTGGCCTGAGCGGATCGGAATGGGCGGGTGAGCTTGTCAACCGCATTAAGAATCACCTGCAGGCGCAGGTTATTGTCACTCATCGCTGGCCCCGCTTCTCTGAATCGCTTTATGCCGCCACTCCAGCACATCAGTCAGCGGCATAACGTCAGTGGTGGACGGCGACCAGTGAAAGATGGTAGCAATATCTGCCACCAGATCATCAACCGTCAGGCTGTCGGTAAACCGGCAAGCACCGACTTCTTCAACAAAAAAGTCACCACCTCAACGGACAGCGCGGTGAGATCGGCAGGGTCCAGCTCTGCCATTTCCTGTGCGGTCAGCGTCGGGGTAGAGATTCGCGGGATTACAGTCATCATCGCGCCCACGTCCATATCCATAATGGCCTGCAGACGGGTGCCACGCAGTGCACCGGACTGCGGCTTGCGCAGCACAATTTCGGTAATTTCAGTTTTACCGCGCTTGATCGGGGTATCCAGTTGCACAGTCTTTTCAGTCAGTTTGTCGCTCATGTTCGTTTCCTGTTAATGAACTACTGGCGCGGCTGCCCGCGCCGTTAAGGTTAATCAGAGGCCGAGGGCATTACGGTGTTCTTCCATCAGGTCCACGCCGTCAACAATTTCAACCATGTTGACCAGATCGACCTCATAAAGTACCTCACCGTTAATGGTCAGCTTCGCGTAGCTGTTGGTGCTGCTGACTTTCGTGGTGCTGCTCTCGCCGGTTTTCCACTCGCCGGAATCCACTTCTTTATGACGTCCGCGCACAACCAGCTCAACGGCCTGCACTTCGCCGGTATCGTCACGCTGAATGGAGCCGGTGAAACGAAGCTGGATGCCGTCAACAGTGGCTTTGCCCATCTGCTTGAATAACAGCAGTTCGGTGCCGCCGATTGAAAATTCCGTGTCCAGTGCGCCGTCATCCAGCCCCATATCCACGTCCACCGCGCCCGGCATACCGCCGCCGCGATACTTCTCAAACTTGCGGGTGAATTTAGGCAGGGTCAGAGACTCAACGATCCCCTGCCAGTTGTTCCCGTCGTTGAACAGGTTCAGGTGTTTTAACTTACGTGGTAAAGCCATGGTGTCCCCTTACGCGCTGACCTGGCTGGAGAAATCCAGCAGGTACTGATCGGTGATGCGCTGGCGCAGCATCAGATTTTCAAGCGGCGGCACCGGCGTGTAGTCGTAGTCGATAGTGAGTTTCCCGGCTTTCAGGGAGTCTTTATCGTTCACCGACTCATCCAGCCAGCAGTCTGCGCCGATGATGTAGCCCTGCGTTTTCAGGCTGCGCAGCTTGGCGCGGATACCTTCGATAATGTCGCGAGCCAGCGACGGGTTGAGCACGCCATCTACCGCCCACATGTGCGCTTCTGCGATGGTGTCAGCCAGCACCTGCGCCGTGCGGGTGTAGTTCTCAAAAGCAAACAGTGGATCGTCACTGAGGCAGCGGGAACCCCAGAAGCGGAAGCCGTCTTTGCGGATAAGCGTCGTGACGTCGTTCTGGTTCAGCAGTCCCGCATCGGTTGCCGGGTCCTGCAGATCCCAGAACACATCAGAGGAAATGCCGGTGACGCCGTTCACGCCCACGTTGGACAAGGTTTTGTGCCAGCCGGTCTGCTCGTCAATTTTGGCACGCAGTCCGAGCGCACGGGCGGAGGCGTAGGCCGTCGCATCTGCATTCAGCACGGTGTCAAAGTTGATGAAGTCAGGCCAGATCAACATCCCCTCTCGCTGGCTGAAATTGTCACGGTAGGCAATCGCTTCTTCCACCGTTTTGCAGCCATAGGCGGACAGGTAGGCAAACCCGCGCAGGCTCTGCGCCACGCTCAACAGTTCAGTAGCAACCGCCTGCGTGTCGTGTCCCGGCACGCCGAGGATGCGCGGCTTGACGCCCAGCTGCGACTGCGCCGAAAGCAGCGCTTTCATACCCGTTTTTTTACCGTCAGCGGTCACGCCGCCGATAATGTTGGAGGTGGTTTCCGCTTCGGTTTCGCCCTGCGCCACGCGCACAACGACAGTCACGGGTTTAGCCTGGTCTGCAATCGCATCCAGCGAACGAGCCAGCGTGCCGGACTCGCCCGCTTTACCGCTGGCGGTCAGCACATCGGTCAGCAGAACCGGCTTATTGAGGGGAAACATGGACGCATCAGCATCATCGCCGGTGCAGACCATTCCCACGATGGCGGTGCTCACCGTGGTGATAGATCGGGTGCCCTCGTTGACTTCAACAACGCGCACCCCGTGGTGGTAATCCTGAGCCATAAGGCAGTCTCTCCGGTTTACAGGGGGTGTGCCTATGTTCTGGTTGATATGCGCGCGGCGCACGCGCCGGGCTATGTGTGGGAAATGGCACAATGGAAGGGGTAAAAAAATCCCCGCAGGTGCGGGGGCGGGATTATGCGTCCGGGATTTCAGGCCAGATAATTTTCTGCGGTTCAGAGATATTAATCGCCTCCAGAGCATCCAGATAATCAAGCCAGATATTGTACTGTGTCAGATCATCACCTTTTAATCGCCCAATAGCCGCTTTTCCAGGCCACTGGCGACTGTTGATAAAGGCATTTGCCTCATCAATGAGCTGCTGTCTCATATTCTCTGCATTCGATGCCATTTCCTCTGCGGTGGGTGGAGGAATTTCAAGCCAGCAGGGCATACCTGCATCATCTACTCCACGATACTTACCTGCTGGCGGCTCATCGATAAACTCAAGATACAGACTTTCATCAACCTCCAAGGCATCAGAAGGCCATGAGCCAGCAGCGATATAGCTTTCTTTAAGCTCCCCGGCATAAAACGCATTTTCAGATGGAGAAAAATATTTAAGATTCATTTCAGCACCCTATAGCTAAATATCGACCGTAGCACGCTGTATCGTCACTACTGCGTGTCACTGTAGCTCCCACTGAGCCAGCATTAAGACATGTTGCCGTCGCAGTGATAGTGGTTCGGCTTGTTGTAGAAATTGCATACACCGTCGGGCGTGTGGATTGTGTCGCATTATCATGTGTTGCATATGCCTGCATCACAATAGTAGGAAACGCAATAGGCAGGTTAATATCTATGGTGCCGCCTGATTTCAGAGGCAATAAAGATCCCCATTGCATAATAAATGTCTTACGAACTCCTCCAATCAGCATAGGAAATATGGCATATCCGGTGCCGCCCAGACTACCAGTCACAACACCCGCCGCATTAACATCACTCAACCCCAGATAATCAAGCAATCCTGTCACTGACTTGCCTGACAAATTCGTGAGCGTGCTATCCAGCGGTTGTTTACCTGCCAGTGCATTCGTCATGGTTGTGGCGAAGTTAGGATCGTTACCCAACGCTGCCGCCAGTTCATTGAGCGTGTCCAGCGCCGCCGGGGATGATGCCACCAGTGCAGCAATAGCCGACTTCACAAATGCCGTGGTTGCAATCTGCGTATTGTTGACTGTCTGCGCAGCAGTGGGTGCCGTAGGCGTTCCGGTCAGGGCCGGGCTTGCCAGTGGGGCCTTAAGCGCCAGCGCGTTATTTAGCGCAGTGACCACAGCCTGCACAAACGCAGTGCTGGCAATCTGCGTGGTATTAGTTCCTGCCGGTGCGGTTGGCGCTTTCGGCGTGCCCGTCAGCACTGGACTTTCTTTTGGTGCATATTGAGGGTGTGGGTCTGCTGCTGCAAGGTGTTTAGCCATCAGGTCATCCACATACACCTTTAGCTCCAGCACCTTGTCATCCACATACTTACGGGTTGCCAGGACCACTGCAGGGTCAATTTTCAGGGTGATGTTATCGGTGCTACTGGTAATCAGCACCATGCGTACGGTTTGCGTGCGTCCGCTGCCCTCAGCCAGCTGCGGCTTGTAGCTCTCAGGGCAGTTGCCTACGGCAATCAGTGCGCCGGTTTCATCAAACAAACCAACCTCACGAATCCACCAACCGCCCTCAGTTTCTGGGATCACCTGTTCAGCGATAATCTGGCTGCTGTTCTGCGGATCGATATACAGCATATTCAATGCCGCACGGCGCTTTTCAGCAACCAGCCCGGTCTGCTGCGCGCTTGGAGTCGGTAGCACGCCACCACCGTCACCCACAGCCATCTGGGTTATTTTCAACGGGACACCGAGCGCGGCGGCGCTTGCCAGTTTCGCCGCGCCGATATCCGTCAGCAGGGTATAAAATTTTGCGCTCATGGATTCACTCTCATTGTGTCAATAACATGGACCGCTCCGCCCTCATAAGCGGTGCCGCCGGAAATAATGGTTTCGTTGATGTACGGATAAATCGTGATTTCTTCGCCGGTATAGGTGGCAGCACCTACCCACAGATCGCCGCTGGTCTGCAGGTTTATGGACATGCCGATCAGATGGCGGCTACACGGCTTGGCATCCCCGATCAGGCGCTCCAGCTCTAGGTAGGTTTCTTCCGTAATGCCCTGGTCCTGCACGCCAATGTCCAGGCGAAACGTGCCCGGTTGCTCGCCGGTCTGCCACCACTCAATGATGCGGATCAGGAAACCGAACGGCTCCACCACGCGCCGCACTGCACTGGTCGTCCCCTTGTGCTGATGAATATAGAAAGCATCCTGCACCACACGGCGCTTAACGCTCTCCGTCCAGCTTTCGTCCCAGCGGTCAACGGAAAATGCCCACGCCAGATACGGCAGAAAGCTGACCGGACACGTTGCCGGGTTCCATAAATCGCGCAGCGGCACCTGCAGATCGGAAATCCCGCTGCAGGTCTGCGCCAGTCGGCGCTCAAGCGGCGATGAACCGGGCGGCAGCAGGCTATTCATCCGTGCCCCCGTTGGTTACGCTCCATTCCGTACAGGACGCCGCCTGCGTCTTATCCAGCACCACATCAGCCAGCGGGGACGCCAGCTCCACACGCTGGACGCCCTCAACGTGCAGCGCGGCATAAATGGCGCTACGACGGATATCACGGCCCAGCCGCGTCTGACTGGCGATGTACTTCTGCAGGCTGGCTTTTGCTGCCGCCATCACCGGCTCAGCTTCCGGTCCCGGATAAAGAAAAATCGTCGCATCCACGCTGTACGGGATTATTTCGGCACTGCGCACTGTCAGGCGGTCTGCCACCGGGCGGACGTTCTCGCTGTTAAGCGCCTGCTCCACCACCGCCAGCAGTTCAGCCTCCGCTGTACCGTCACCCTCACGGCTCAGTACGGTAAGCACCACTTCCGCCGGTGCCGGGCTGATTGCGCTGGCATCCGCCACGCGCCCGTCCGCGCTTTTGGCATGAAACTCATAGGCCGCTGTCGGTCCTGCAACGGACAATCCCTCAAACGCAGCCGGAACACGCAGGCGCAGAGCCTCGTCACTTTCCATAACGGCAGCGACCGGCGGTACCGCATCGCTGTCGGCAGGCGTTACAGTCAGGCGTTTCACGTTGTAGTTGGCTGCCAGCTGATCGAGATCGCCGCCGATGGCATACGCCACCATGACCGCCTGCGCGGCCTCATTAATACGCTGGCGCAAAAGGATTTCACGGTAGGTGCTTTCCTGCAGCAGCTTGGTGACGGGTTCAGATTCCAGCGCCAGCGTGCGCCGCACCGCGTCCTGCGCATCCGCCGGATAAAGGGCCACAAATGCGGCCTTGCGCTCAGCCAGCAGCGTCTCAAAATCCGGCACGTCCACTATCTGCGGCGCGGGCAGCTGGGAAAGGTCAATCACTGCCATTTTCTGCTCCTGTTGATACCGAAAGTGAAACCGGCGCGCCGTTGTTGCGCTGCCCGGTAAGCTCAACCACCATGGAACCGTCAAAATTGCTGCTGATGGTGATGTAATCCAGCGTAAGTCGTGGCTCCCAGCGACTCAGGGCCACATAGACCGCAGACATGACCTGCAGGCGCAGCGCCGGGTTCTGCGGCTGGTCAATCAGGGCGGACAGCAGGGAACCATATTCCCGACGAGCAATCCGGCTGCCCTGCGGCGTCAGCAGAATATCCCGCACTGACTGGCGCAGATGATCCGTATCAGTAATGGCCTTGCCGTTACCCTGGCTCATGCCGATATACAGCGTCATACCGGTCCTCCTGACGTATCGCCGCCGGATTTCACTCCTGTATGACCGTGTTTATCCACCACGATCCCGTTGGAACTCATCGCGCCGCCGCCCTGGGTGACGCCGCCATTGATCACCACCTCGCTGTTAATGCGTGTGGTGTCAGCCTCCACCACAAACTCACCGGTTTTAAGGGTGATATTGTCAGCCGCCTCGATCACCATGGATTTGATACCCCTGACATGCCACCGCCCGGTGGCGGGTTCATACTCAAACCAGCCTCCGTCCGGGTACTCCGTCACGCAACCGTCCACGGAATCCGACGGCGGCGCAAACTGATTGGAGTAGATGGCAGGCAACGCAAAAGCAGTTTCCAGATTGCCGCCCATGCTCAGCACCACCACCTGCTCATCCGGCGACGGGCACCACCATGTACGGGCACCACCGGCACGCAGCGTCAGCCAGTTAATCCAGTTGGTTTCAAGCTCGCCCACTCTCACCCGGCACAGCCAGTTTTCCCGGTCCACTTCGGTCACGGTGCCGGTGCGGATCAGGTTGGTGATAAGGCGCATGATTTCGGTCAGTTGTGCATTCATAACGAAAGGTTGCCATCAGAGGGAAAAGGGAGGCAGTGCGGGCGCTTGTATCAGCGGTGGCACAAAGATCACCCCGCCAGCCAGCGCAGCAGGGTGTCACGGGTGACGGTTTCCACTTCTTCATTCACGCCCAGCAGGCGGCGCTCTGCGTAGCGGACCTCCGGGCCTTTTCGGCTGACGCGATCCCGCAGGCCGTAATGGTGAACACGGGCAATGCGCTGCACCTTGCCATCAAACTGCACGCTGGCGGAGTCCGCACTGGCGGTGGTTTTCAGGTATTTTGTGGTACGAAGCTTTGCAAACATCTGGCGTTTGATGCGTCCCTTCTTGCTGCGGGCAGTCACCCGGCGCGGCTCATAGCCGCTGCCGTCAGGATTACGCTGCAGCCTGATGTTCTGCTGCTGCGTCCGGCGCAGCTGTTGCGCCAGTTGCCGCATCATACGACTGCGCGCGGCAGGTTCCAGATTCGCCAGCAGCGCCGCCAGCCAGTCATCCACCCTCTGCAGTTCATCCACGTTTCACCGTCCACATTTCTTCTGGTTCGTCCGGCTCCGGCACCGCTTCAACGCTTGACACGCTGCCGTCGGTGCTGACCAGCACGCGCTCCGTCAGCTGCAGGTTCAGGCTGATATCACACACATCGTTGCGCAGAATATCCACTTCAAAGGTGAACAGTTTTTCGCGCAACTCCGGGTTATTGATAGCATCCGGCTGGTTGTCACTTAGCCACAGCAGCACAGGAGCCATCAGCAGATTCTGGTCGCCGCTGAAATCCTCGATCACCACGTTCAGGGTGTAGCGGTACTCCCATGACATGGAGCTGGCACCTGTTGCCACCAGTGAGCCGTTATCAACGAAAAGGTGCAGCTTGTCCGGGTTGTCCCGGACATAGGCAACCGCTTTATTCAGAGCGCTGCGTAAGGACTGCGGTTTGTTCACTGTCTCGCTCCTGACACGCAATAATCGTGTCCACTTTGTCAGCACAGACCGCCCAGGCGGCCTCGGTTTCATCCAGCACCGCATTCAGATCGCCGTTACTGCGCGGCGCTGACCTTTCTAGGCGGCACTGCGTCACTCTGGGACAGCCACTCACGGTAAGCTGCACCTCCGGCGAGGGCCGGACGCTCCCGCAGCCGGATAATGTCAGCAGGCAAAGGAGTATCAGCCCAGCGGCGCAAATCCTCGTTTTCACGTTTCAGTTCCTCGATCCGGTGCTGGCGGCTGCGCAGTAGTGCGGTGGTCTGTTCCGCTGCCGCATAAAGCCGCGTCTGCTCCCGGCTGTTGGTTTCAGTCAGAATGGACAGGCCGATCAGTTGGCTGTTTTTCTTCGTCAGCTCCTGCGTTTTGCTTTTCAGCGCCGCGCCCTGCGTCTCGATGGTGTGGCTGGCATTGTTAAGCCGCCACGACTGCCAGCCCAGCGCCGCAAGTGCCAGCGCCAGCACTACCGCCAGCGCACGCATCAGGCCGCCATCGGCTCATGAAGCTGCGCGCGGGCAATCTGATACAGAACCAGCGTCAGCAGGTAAAACACCAGGGTGATCACCCATCCCGAAAACGCCAGGCACAGAACAATAAGCAGCCTGATTATCCATGTACGCACGGGTTTTACAGGGTGCGCCCTGAATTTCAGCAATGCCGCCCTGACCTCATCGCGCGCCCGATCTCCGGCGAACCACCCGACAGCACACAGCGCAGCAAGCAGCCAGGCGAGGAAGCATGACACCCAGACAGACGCACCAACCAGAACCGGCGCACCGCTGCGCGGATACAGCAGGCCGATAACCAACAGCGCAGCCCATGCCAGCTGGAAAAAAACGCTCATGACTTTCTTTTTCATTCCGTTATGCTCCTTTTAAGCACCAGGCCATTTCCCGCGCGCGGCGGTTGTCCAGCCCCTGATTAAAAACACCTTTGACATATACCCAGCGCGGCAGCTGATGGCAGGCATCTGCCCAGCGCCGCTGGTTCAGCAACTTAACCAGCGTGGAGCTGCAGGCGTTGCCGGTGCCCACGTTGAAAGCAAACGACACCACCGCGTCATAGACTTTTTGCGGCATCGGCTGCACCACACATTTATCCAGCGCCCGCTCCACGTGCAGTACGTTGGTGATAAGTCCCTGCGCCGCCTGCCGTTCCGTGATGGTTTTGCCCGGCACCACACCGGACGTATTGCCGATCCCGTCGGTCCACACTCCCGCGCTGCACTGATAAGGCTGCAGGCGGCACCCCTCGTAATCGGCAATCAGTTTCAACCCCTCAACGGAGGTATGAAGCGACTGGAAACCGGGCAGCGTGGCAGCAATAGCCAGCACCGCCCCGACAAGGCAGCGCTTAACGATTGAAGGATTCATATTCCCCCCGCGAAATCTTGCCGCCACGTAACAATTTGAAAGACTGGTGTTTGTAGTACCAGTTGATAGCCAGCATCAGCGCACCAATCAGTACGCCGCCAACCGTTGACGCATCCTTGAGCGACAGATCGCCCAGCCATGCCAGCAGCACGGCGATGCAGTAAGTGATAAAGGCGCTGATTCGTTCAAGCGTCATAATTCAGTCCCATAGCTGGATGGTCTGCGCCGTGGTTGACGCCGTAATGTCCGGCAGCTCCACCTGCAGCCCGTGCGGTAAAAATGGGCCGTACTCAGCCAGCCCCGGATTTGCCTGCAGAACCTGCTCAGTGACACCCTGCGTGCGCCCGTAATGACGCCAGCAAAGCGCGTCCACCGTGTCATACTGATGCGCACGCACTTTCATCAGATAAGCTCCACCGTACAGTGCGGTGCATCCTGCACCCGGCTGATTGCCCAGCGGGCATCACGCCACAGATCGCCGCTGGCCTCCGCCAGCTCCTCCCCTCGCTTCACGCCTGACGCCGTGGCGTCATAGTCCTGATAACGCTCATTGAGCACAGCGCGCGCCCAGCAAAAAACAGCGTTGTGGTAGTGCTGGATACGCTCGCTTTTGCCGTCCAGCATTTCTGCAGGAACGTCCGCAAGTGACTGCCAGCCCAGCATCTGCTGACGCTTGCGGAAGTCGTACAGCTCAGCGTTAACCTCAGAAATAGCCGTCAGCACAACCTGCTTTAAACGCGGCTGCGTCACCGTGCCGTCAGTACGCATCACACTGCGAAATTCCGACAGGTCCACATCAGGCCAGAACGGCGTATTTTTAATGACCTCCGCCTGTTCCGGTGCCTGTTCGGGCGCAACAAACTTCATGCGGCTTTCTCCTGAATAAGTGGGCGGTGGACGGGGTTTAGATGTGGCAGTGCCTTTCGCCACCCCGTGCCGCCCGTGCGCGGGGCACGTTCTTTAGCGGCTGTCATTGCGCAGTCTGCGCTCCAGCTGCTGCTTTTCTTTTTTCACGCCACAGCGGGGATCAAGCTGCAGCGCATGGGTAAGGTGATTAAGGGCAGATGCCGGGTTGCTTTCACTCAGTACAGCGCCGATGGCTTTATGCAGGCGCGCCCGCGACTGGTCCGGCATATCCAGATCGGTTGTCAGGTCCAGCGTCTGCAGGAGCAGATCGGCATCAAAACCAGCAGCGGCAAGCAGAGCGCTTTGCGCCGCGTCTGCCATTTCTTCTGCCAGCACGGTCTGCACGTTACGGTTGCCCAGTGGCATCACCCAGCCATGGCGCAGCGCATGACGCCCTATTTCCAGCGCACCGGCATAGTCACCGGCATCGATACGCCACAGCATCACGTACATCAGCACGTCATCCTGCTGCGCACCTCCGGCAGCCAGCACGCCCTCCGCCCAGGCGGAATATTTCGGCAGCAGCTCCACCTTGATTTCCGCCTTTTTCACCGTGGACTGGACGCCCTTGAGGCGGCGGCGGTCTTCTGCCAGCTGCAGCAGCATCAGGTCATAGCCCGACGCATGGCGAACACTGCCGCCCTCACGGGCGGCCTGTTCGGCCTGAATGCGCAGGCGGTGCTGCCGTGCGGGACTCAGGCTCATGCGTTATTCCCCACCTTCCGGTGCGGCAGGCGCGCTGAAATCACCGATTTCGATGTTTTCTACCAGCGCCGCGCAGCGGTAGTCCTCGACCACATACGCCTCGTTGACGGATTCAAAGTTTTCAATCCGGTCACGTTTCGGGTTGTCGATAACAGAACGGCGGCGGGTGTCTTCCTGCCAGTAGATGGACAGGTTATCCAGACGGGTGATCAGCAGGGCATTTGCCGGGAAGAAAGGCGCGCGCACAGCCTGCAGGCCGCCCATGCGTTTCTGGCTGATGATCAGATCGGCGGCGATTTTCTCGCTGTTGTCCTGCTCTTTGTTGACTAGCGGGAAATACTTGTCAGACAGCAGTTCACGTCCGCAGACAACAACCAGCTCGTCATCATCCTGATACTCCACATCGATCAGCTCGTTGACGGTATCCATCACCACCGCGTCAAGATTTACATACTTACCGCCCGGACCTACTTTTACAGGCTCCGCAGTAGTGGTGCCGTCTTCTGCAGTTTTGCTGCCCATGACATGATCCGGCGCGTCTTCGCGGATTTTCTGCAGCCAGCCCTTATTAACGTCCTGCAGCAGCGGGTTTTCAGCACGGTTGGACGTTTTGGCACGCTTCACGCCGTTAAAGCCGATCATGATGCGGTCCAGCGCCTGACGTTTGACGATGGCATTGCGAATACGCACCTGGAAGTCCTGGAATTTCGCCCACAGGTCCAGTTTTGCGTAGGTCAGCACCGTATCAAAGTTGGTCTGCTCGCATTTGTATTCCACGTCTTCCATCAGCGTCGGATCGGTAGGCTCGCGCTCTTTGGTGGTGGTATCAGTGGTTCCGGCAATGGTGCTGCCAACGCCCAGCCCCAGCAACTGACCGGACTGCTCAGTGACCGGCGTGATGTTAATCAGCGTCAGAAAAGCGGCAGACTGCTGGAGCTGGTCTTCCAGCGTCTGCTGCACGGACGGCTCCACGGTGAACTTGCTGGAGAGTTCTTCGATCTCCACACCGTTCAGGCGCGCCAGCTGCTGCAGGTAAGCGTTAAAGGCAAAGCGGGTTTTCTTTTTCATCGGGTTTTATGCTCCATCAGCAATTGGTCAGGGTGCCTGCCGGTGCGTCACCGCCCGGCGCGCGCTGGCGGTAGTCTTTACGGCTGTCTTCGCTGCTCAGCTTCTGCTCAAGCTCGGCAAAGGCGGTCCGCTGCTCCTGCAGGGAGGACTCCAGCTCAGAAAGGCGCTTGTCCTGTTCGGACAGGGATTTATCCGTGCGCTCGCTCAGGTTCTGCTGCTCGGTGGCGACCAGTTCCACGGCTTTATGCACATCGGAGAAACGCGCCTCATCGGTCTGCTCTTTTTTGGTGAACAGCGCGGTGACGCGGGCAAAGAGGGACGGCTTTTCGTCCTGGGCTTCTTCCAGTTCGATCAGCGTTTCCACCGCTTCCGAAAACAGGTTTTCAGGGTTCTGTTTACGGTTCGCCAGCGGGTTATGCGCGGCGCTGGCGCTGAATGCCAGCATTTCGGTGCCCAGACTCGCCGGATCGTCCGTTGCACCAAGCCCCACAAGGTAGGCTTTGCCGGTGTCGGCAAATTTCGTGCTGACCTCCATGGAGGTGAAAAGCTTCTGGCCTTTCTTCACCAGTTCCACCAGGGCATCCGTGGGTTCGATATCGGCATAAAGCGCCATCTTGCCTGCCAGCGGCCCGTCCTTGATTTCTTCTGCAACCAGCCCCGTCACTCTGCCGTAGCGGTTAAAAATGCTGTCCGGTAGATAAGACTTGATGTGCTCAAGGTTAATCAGCGCGGTATAGACCGCCGGGTTGTAGCTGGCAGCCATCTGTACCAGCCATTCACGCTGGATTTCGCGCCCGTCAGTGGTGGCACCTTCCACCCCGATACGGAAACGCTTTGCTTTCACTGTCATGAGCCATGCTCCGTTAGAAAAACTTACTGGAGCCTTATGTTTGCGGTGATGGGGGGAGTGAAACAACGCGCGGAGCTTGTGCGGACAATCACACAATCCGCAGCCGGGGAAAGCTGCCAGTCAAGGCCGTATGTTTGTGCCATGAACACCACACTGACCCCCGCAGACCTCGATCCCCGTCGGCAGGCCATGCTGCTGTACTTTCAGGGATACCGCGTAGCCCGCATTGCTGAAATGCTGGGCGAGAAAGTTGCAACCGTTCACAGCTGGAAGAAGCGCGATAAATGGGGCGAATATGGCCCGCTGGATCAGATGCAGCTCACCACTGCCGCACGTTACTGCCAGCTCATCATGAAGGAGCAGAAAGAAGGAAAAGACTTCAAAGAGATTGACCTGCTGGCGCGCCAGTCAGAGCGCCACGCCCGGATCGGTAAATTTAACGATGGCGGGAACGAAGCAGACTTAAATCCGAAAGTTGCCAACCGCAACAAAGGGCCACGTCGCCAGCCCGAAAAGAATGTTTTCACCGACGAACAGATCGAGAAGCTGCAGGAAGTTTTCCACGGCTCGATGTTCGCTTACCAGCGCCACTGGTACGAGGCAGGCAACAGCCACCGTATCCGCAACCTGCTCAAATCGCGCCAGATTGGGGCAACCTTCTTTTTTGCCCGTGAGGCGCTGATTGACGCCATCACCACCGGGCGCAACCAGATTTTTCTCTCTGCCAGTAAGGCACAGGCGCACGTCTTTAAGCAGTACATCATCGACTTTGCAAAAGAGGTGGATGTTGAGCTGAAAGGCGACCCGATGACGCTCAGCAACGGCGCGTGCCTGTACTTCCTCGGCACCAACGCCCGCACGGCGCAGAGCTACCACGGCAACCTGTACCTTGATGAATATTTCTGGATACCGAAATTCCAGGAGCTGCGCAAGGTTGCTTCCGGTATGGCCATTCACAAGAAATGGCGACAAACCTACTTTTCCACGCCGTCCAGCCTGACCCACAGCGCCTATCCGTTCTGGTCCGGCGCACTGTTCAACCGGGGCCGCGCCAAAGCGGACAAGGTGGATATTGACCTGACCCACAGCAACCTTGCACGCGGCGTGCTCTGCCCGGACGGACAGTACCGCCAGATCGTCACCGTGGAGGATGCGGTGCGCGGCGGCTGTAATCTGTTCGACCTCGACCAGCTGCGCATGGAGTACAGCCCGGACGAATACCAGAACTTGCTGATGTGTGAATTCATTGACGATCTGGCGTCAGTGTTCCCGCTTAGCGAGCTGCAGGCGTGCATGGTGGACAGCTGGGAAGTCTGGACCGATTTTCAGGCGCTGGCGCTGCGCCCGTTTGGCTGGCGCGAAGTCTGGATCGGATACGACCCGGCGAAAGGCACGCAGAACGGTGACAGTGCCGGGTGCGTGGTGGTGGCACCACCAACCGTGCCGGGCGGTAAGTTCCGCATTCTTGAGCGGCACCAGTGGCGCGGAATGGACTTCCGCGCCCAGGCTGACGCCATTAAAAAGCTGACACAGCAGTACAACGTGACCTATATCGGCATCGACTCAACCGGCGTTGGTCATGGTGTTTACCTGAACGTAAAAGACTTTTTCCCTGCAGTACGGGAGTTTGTCTACAACCCCAACGTCAAAAACGCCCTGGTACTCAAGGCATACGACATTATCAGCCACCGCCGTCTGGAGTTTGACGCCGGGCACACCGACATTGCGCAGTCCTTTATGGCTATCCGCCGCGCCACCACCGCCAGCGGCAACCGCCCTACCTACGAAGCCAGCCGCAGCGAAGAAGCCAGCCATGCGGATTTGGCCTGGGCAACGATGCACGCACTGTTTAACGAACCACTGCAGGGCGAAGCCGCCAATACCAGCAACATTGTGGAGATTTTCTGATGCACTCAACCCCAACCAACCTCATGACCACTGCCAGCCTGCCTGTAGATCGCCCTTTCTTTTCTTATCAGCATGAATGGAATAGCGGCGCACGCAGCAGAAACCGCGTACTTACAAAAATGCGTCAGGCTGGCGCAGATTTCTTTTTCGCCTACGAAGCCCTGAATGATGCGCTGCATACCGGACGAAACCAGATTTTTCTGGGCTGCTCCCCGGCAGCGGCCCTGACCGTCAAAAACTATATGTCAGCCTTTTTAGAGCAGGCCGCAGCCTGGACACACCCAGGAAAAATAAAATCAGGTAAAGCACATCTGGAATTACCAAACGGTGCGGTCATTTATTTTATCGGGCCAGAAAGTCTCGCTGCCGCGCTCCATGGAAACGTCTACGTGTCAGAATACGCCTGGGCGGATTCCCCGAAAAATATGATTGCGCTCGCCAAAGGCCTGTCCATGCACGCGCGTTATCACGCAACCTACTACACCACCCCAAGCCCCAGCCCGGAAGCATGGCAGGAATACAAAAAGCTGATTGCCCGCAACAGCACAACCAGCATGATTTTTACGGCTGAAGACGCCGCAACGTCAGGGGCAACGCTCTTTGATGATGAATGGCTGAATACAATGAAAAGCGAATTATCAGCAGCGGACTGGAGAATGCTGTTTATGTGCGAATGGCCCCAGGCTGATAAGGAGCAGGTGGCATGAGCAAACGCAAAAATCGGAATAACCGCGCAGCGGTAGATCACAACGCTAAATCAGGCGGCGCGGCGGCGGAAGCATTCAGCTTTGGCGACCCGGTGCCGGTGTTAGACCGTCGGGAATTACTGGACTACGTGGAATGCGTACAGATGGACCGCTGGTATGAGCCGCCGGTGAGTTTTGACGGGCTGGCGCGAACCTATCGCGCCGCCGTGCACCATAGCTCACCGATTGCCGTAAAGCGTGACATTCTCAGCAGTACCTACATCCCGCACCGCCTGCTCAGCCAGCAGGCTTTTGCCCGTTTCGTCCAGGACTATCTGGTGTTCGGTAACGCCTATCTGGAAAAACGCACCAACCGGCTCGGCGGGGTTCTCTCACTGGAACCAGCACTGGCGAAGTACACACGGCGCGGCGTGGACCTCGACACCTACTGGTTTGTGCAGTATGGACTGACCACGCAGCCCTATGAATTTACGCAGGGCAACATCTTTCATCTGCTGGAGCCGGATATTAACCAGGAGATTTACGGGCTGCCCGGCTATCTCTCCGCCATTCCGTCAACCCTGCTCAACGAGTCCGCAACGTTGTTCCGCCGGAAGTATTACATCAACGGCAGCCACGCGGGCTTCATCATGTACATGACCGACGCAGCACAGAATCAGGAGGACGTGAACAATATCCGCCAGGCAATGAAAAGCGCCAAAGGGCCGGGCAACTTCCGCAACCTGTTTATGTACTCGCCCAACGGTAAAAAGGATGGCATCCAGATCATCCCGTTGTCGGAAGTTGCGGCAAAGGATGAATTTCTGAACATCAAGAACGTGAGCCGCGATGACATGATGGCAGCGCACCGCGTACCACCGCAGATGATGGGCATTATTCCCAACAATACCGGCGGCTTTGGTGATGTGGAAAAGGCCAGCCGCGTCTTTGTCCGCAACGAGCTGATGCCGCTGCAGAAACGACTGCAGGAGCTTAACGACTGGCTGGGCGAAGAAGTGATCCGCTTTGAAGCATATACCTTAAATGTTCAGGAATAAGATAGAAAAAAGGCGCTCATCTAGAGCGCCCTTTTCATTACGATTAAGTATCAGCAAACAGCATACGCGCCATCAAATCCAACAGAATGCACCTTCTTTGATGCGACTTCATTACTGCGACGTTGGATTACCTTTGCAATACTTTTTAAAATTGAAGGGGATGCGTTCCGGATTTTTACCTGACTCAAAACTTTGGTAACACCAAACTTAACAACTAGCACACCAAAAATTTCATCAGAGTATGACTCGGAAATTGAATAAACCCCACTTAAATCCAAATCTACAGAGTTCCCCTCATTGATAAAAACTTCAATCTTGTGCCGTTGGGGGATAGCCTGATTGCGCGAAGCCAGGTCACCCTCGGGCAACTTGTATGCGATTTTGTTCATTACTCTCCTCCTAACGCCCGCATGATTTCCATAAGCTGAGGGTCATTTTCTTCGTTATCTTTATCAACTGCCAGTTCATGAATCTTAAAACGGCACGAAATAGCAACACCCTGCCACTCGTTACGTAATTCAGTGTAGCTCACTTCATCACCAGTTGCCTCTAAGCATACATTTCCTGTAGCCAGTTGCAATTCCCCGTTATAAGTTTTTACCAATTTCATCAAGTGGTACAAGCCAAGCCCTTGATGATTATTATCTTTTTCTTTTACCGCTACACCGCTACCAAACATACTTCCACCAATGAAGTCTTGGGGGAGCTGCTGCGCCCAATCGTCCTGTAAGTCAGCGTGCTTAGAGGAATGCCCTTCCTGAATACACCATGCAATTGCGTCCTGATGCGTTTCAATATTGGCTATACCTGCACGCCGCAATTCTCTTAAAAATCCAAACCCACAGTCAGCAAGAGAGAACTCTAAAAAATGCTCTCTCCTTTGTGTGTAAGGTACAGCATATCGCTGTGCAAAAGAGAAGCCGGTCGATTTGCCATGTGACCATACGTTGTCGTGAAGCTCACCTATAACATGCGTAAGGTCCGTAAGTCCTTTAGGATACTCACCCGGCCCACGATCCGGGAAAGTTAATTGCCTCACACAACTGTTGATACTGCTGGTTGCAACGTCAACAGCCTCTACGTTTGTTAATGCAGTGACAAGGCTATAGTTTCTACCGACGTTAACACGCTCTTGCCGGTATTGGTCTTCACCCCAAAGGGCGCCCTGCAGATTAATTGCACGCATATACTCTGGAGAAGGTAACGTGCAATCATCTTCTGTAATTTTATGATGATTCACATACGCAGCTAAAACCGTTATGAAACCGGGATGGCAATGATTATTCGGCAAAAGCAGCTTGTTAGTTTCTTTTCGATGGAAAGCAGCTGTATGCAAAATACCATCTTTTAATCCTAATCCCATTCACTGAGCCTTTTTTGATCATTTTTGCTCATGATATAACTTAGGCGTTTACAGGGCAAAGCCAAACCGCTGTTATCGGCGAGGACAGCACCTGATTTTCATTATTTCACCCCGTTGCGCGCGCTCGTATCCCCGCCACGCCTGCCCGCTTTGTGTAGTGGTTTTCATGCACCTGCATGACATAAGCAAAAGCCCGCCAGTTCTGGCGGGCCTGAGCAAAAACGATCCTCAAACGATCATGCGATTTCATGCGGCATAGACATGCACAACAGCACTAACGCCTCGCGTGGCTCGTTGTTCAACCTTGCGGACGGTAAAAACCAGTTTTATCGTCCGCAACGTTCGCTAATGTAACCAGCTGTCGTCCTCCCAGACCTGCTGCATTATTTCCATCACCCGCTTTTTGTCTTCATCCAGTTTTAACCCGCTCAGCTCTACGCCGTTGGCGCTGCCCTTACGGATACGAATTGCCGTTTTTGGATACAGAGGGCGCAAATTACGGTAAAGCTCGGATTCAAGGGCGTCCAGTGTAGCCTGGCTAATCTTCTGCTCTTTATCGATCATTATTTCAATGCGCATACAGATTCCCCTTAACTGGTTACGTCCATCGACCGGCAGTATTCATGGCTGCGGATTTTCGCCATCAGCTCGTCAGTCAGTTCGGACACCCACTGGATAGCCAGCCGCTTTTCTTCGTCGCTGCACTCACTAGCCGCTACAAGCTTGATAAAAAAATCAATGCGCTGGAGCTTCAACGACTCCAAAAGATAATCCTGCATTTTCCCTCCTATCACTACCTCGGATACACAACAACTGTATATATATCCACTGTTTATAATTACAGTATAGTAGGAATTTGCGAATGTAAACCGTTTTTTATCTGTCAATTAGATCGCTCTGATGCGGATCAATAAGAGCAAGAATTGTTAAAGCTGCGGCATCAGTACCACTGACGCCATTTGTCATCTTCCTGCAGGTGGTTGCGGTAAAAAATACGCAGCCCGCCACCTGACGGAATACTGCCACCGCGCAGAAGTAGGTCAATCTCTGACTCACTACCATCGAACCCTCTTGAACTCAGTTCTGCCTCAAGCTGCAGGCGCTGCTGATCCGAAATAGTCTGTTTGTATGCTTTTTTCCGCTTCGGTTTTACCAGCCTTAACCTGGCTGTCAGCTCTCGCCGTTCCTTCTGACCCATGTTGTGGAGATATTCCTGCAGCTCCTTCTCATCCATGGTTTTAATATCGGGTAAATCACCCCCTGATTTGTTCAGATTTTCAACAGGGGGACAGTTATTGCCACGAGTCCAAGGGGCGCAAGCGCCCTGGTCGGCTGTCGCCTCCTGAAGGTCAACGGCTTTACGAACCATTTTCCACTTCACTGCATGAGTGCAGATCCGGCCCTCAATGATCGGGGACCAGACGCCATAAATACGGATACCATGATCGCCGTAGGTGCTCGGCTCGTCGTTCAGCTCATAAGCTGTTCTGACCAGGTGATGTTTACGGGGAACCAGGACGCCGCCCTGCGCCATGATGTAAGTGGCAAAACAGCCAGCATCAGCTGCGGCCAGCACTGCATCCAGACGCGGGTTTTCCAGTACGGGCGCGCCGGCCTTCTTGTCACCCTGCGCCCTGGCAGCCTGACCGGCCAGCAGGCGCAGCTCGCGGTACGCCTGGCGGCCAGGAATACCAAAGAAGCGGAATTGCTGGACACGGTGCAGCGAAGCCCAGGCGTTTACGTTCTCAGCGTTATCGCGCAGTGATCTGCCTGTTTCTTTGCTGATTTCCTGCGCCAGCCCGCGCCCGTCGATGTTTTTGCTGATGTATTTGGCGATATAACTGGTCGGCGTACCCTTGCGGGGGTTGATAAGCTCGGACTTGAAGCGCGGCCCGGTATTGGTGCCCAGCTCCTCCCGGTCCTCACGAATGGCGAATTTACGCAGCAGCGCCGTGATGGATTTGCGGTCTTTTTTGCGCATGAAGCACAGCAGGTGCCAGTGCACGGTGCCGTCATGGTGTGGTTCAGCAACGCGGACGCCATACCAGCGCAGCCCGGCTTTGTGCATCGCCTTACGGAAGGCGGCGAACATATTTACCAGGTAATCGCTGCTCTGGCGGACCGTGGCACTGGTCCATTTCGGGTTTGGCCTGCCGTTATTAAGCGTCGCGTGAAAGCGTGACGGGCAGGTGATGGTATAGAACACGGCGCATTCACCACGCATTTCTGCGATCAGCTCCAGCCCCTTAACGCAGGCCATCATTTCGTTGCGCCGGTGCGCCGGGTTGCTGCTGCTGGCGTTTACCACTTCTTCCATATCCAGCGTGTCACCTTCGGCGTTAACCAGCTCATGCGAGCGAAAAAACTCCAGTGATTTGCGGCGCTGTTCGCGTTTGTGGATCACGGCTTCATAGCTGACATACGGGGACGCTTTTTTGTTAACCAGGCAGACAGCGCGCAGCTGTTCTTCCCGCCATTCACACCGCATCTGCCACAGCTTGCGATACCACCAGTCCGCGCAAAGCATACGGGCAAGCGAGCCCGGAATAAGCTCGTAGGGGACCGGCTTACGGCGGTGCTTTTTACGGCGCAACTGCTCGAAAGCAGGCGGGATAACATCAAGGCGCATGGCCTCAGCGGCCACCCTTTCCCATGACCGGCGGATCTCTTCCGGCGTAACGTCGTCATCCGTAAACAGCTCACCGCAGGCAGTATCCAGACACATGCTCATGTGTGCCGCCACCAAGGTAGATAACCGCTTAATCTGCTCCTGGTTCATTTCAGGCAGGACCAATAAGCCCTCCAGCCCGTCATGGCTCGCCATGAAACGGAATGAAGCAGAAATCTGGCTGGTACGCACGCGCTCCAGGCGTTCAAGGCACGGCCTGATTGTTTCAAGCAGATAGCGGGAATATGCTTTCGGTTTGCCCAGACCCTCGAAATATTTAATCCGTTCAAGCAGCGGCTTACTGATATGCGCTGGCTGGGCGCTCACGTCAGCAACGATGACCAGATCGGGGTTGAATTGTTGCTGTTCACGGGCCATTTTGGCGCGGCTTATCAGCTGGTCCTGCTCCATTTCCCGCTGAACAGGATCGCGGGACTCATTGTAGAAATAACGTTCCCAGACCTCATTACTCAGGGCCTCGCGGCGCAGCTGCTCCTGCTCATTATCCGCAGCATAGAGAGTAATCAGGTTTGAAAGCGCAGAAACCGGCGCTACTTCCGCCGGGTCCATGTAGGGGTTAATCGCCTTTTTAGGTACATTCCAGGCAAAAGCAGCGGCGGAATCTTCTGCGCCGCCGTGCTTTTCAACTTCGTGATGACTCACGCGCGCACCTCATGCACGACCGAGTAATCAGGGCCGCCGGCTGGATCAAAGCCAGCCCATACTTTCGGTTTGAGTACAGCAATCAGTTCGTCTGCGGTTTTCCCTTCGCCTGCAGCAATACCAATGCTGCGTTTTACGTTAATGCGGTTATGAGTGAAATTGCGATACAGGGAACGAGTCAGGAAAGTGTCGCTGTTCGAAACGATGACCGGATGGCCTTCTGATGCACGGCGCTCAAGAATAGAGGCCAGCTGATACTGATCGTCCTCAGTAAAACCGGCAGTGTGATAGGCACTGAAAGTACCGTCATAAGGCGGATCGCAATAAATAACATCCCCAGGCACCAATAACGCCAATGTTTCGTCATAGCTGGCACAAATGAACGTTGCACGCTGGGCCTTTTCCGCAAAAGTGCGAATTTCTGCTTCGGGAAAATAGGGAGCTTTATAGTTGCCGTAAGGTACGTTGAAATGCCCTGCCCGGTTATAACGGCACAACCCACGGTAACAATGGCGATTTAGAAAAAGGAAATAAGCAGCCTTCCAGATTAAGTCTAAGGAATGCAAATGATTAAACTCTTCACGAATAACATAATACTGTTCAGAAAAGTTGTTGCAGGCAAAGAGAGCCTTTGAGATAGCAATGAAGTGTTCTACTTCATCTTTAATTACCTGATACATATTAATCAGGTCAGCATTAATATCCGCGACAAGATAATGGGGATAGTCTGTCGCCATCATCACAGCACAGGAACCCGCGAAAGGTTCAACCAGTCGTGGGCCACTAGGAAGGTGCTTAATCAGTTCCGGCATAATAGCGGTTTTATTTCCCGCCCATTTCAGGATGGTGCTCATACAGCGCCTCCGTTGTAGTGTTTACCTTTAAGCTCTGCGATTTCCTGACAGGTAACGCAGAGATCACAGCCCGGCATGGCGGCCCGGCGTTCTTCGGGAATGACTATTCCGCAGCTTTCACACTCCAGTGAAGAAGCCCCAACCTTTCGGATACGGGCATTGTGGATGTGGCGCTGCAGCTGTTCTTCCACCCGCTGCTGTACGAGATCCATAGAGTCAGCCATTAGTGCAGCTCCTGAGATTCGTTTTCGTAGCGGGTTGCTTCGCGGCGCAGCAGTTCAGCCGCTTCAATACCGTTTAACCCTTTGTTAGTGATATGGGTTGCCAGCGCCTCAAGACGGATTGAAACTGCGAGCGCGCGCCCTTTGCGCTCCTCGCGTTTGGCAATATCGATCACCGCCATAAGCTGGTCGGTTTCGGGTACAAACATTTTTGGTAATTCGTTCTGCATTGTTCTTTCTCCTGAATTTGGGCAAAAGAATGCCCGGCGGGTTTACGCCATTAATTTCTGTTGTGGGTTAATTCGGCATGGTTAGCCGTTTGGGAAATAAGCTCACCACTGCACGAAAATGATTCATTGCTTTAACCAGTTCCCGCTTTTCGTCAGTAGTCAGATTACTAATATTGACGCCGTGACGTTCTGCCGGAATTTTTGCCATAAAGAATATGGCTGCCAGTGCCCGCTCATTTTGTTTATGGTTTATATCGCGGCGGTCACGCATATCTTTAATAAACCTTTCAAGCTCTGGCTCAATATTCAGACCAAACACATTCGCCCTTAATTCCGCTATACGGTTCAGCCCTTCCATACGTTGGCCCGGGCTTAATGGGACAGTCGCAGCAGCGCCTTCAATAGCCATGGTTTCCCCCGTTTGGTAGTGGTCAGCCCTGCCAGCAGTTCATCCTGAGAGCGGGACGGGTGCCAGCGCTTGCCATCTTTCCCGATAATCCAGCCATGGCCGCAGTGCATACCCTGGCTTTGTTTAACTAAAAGCGATGCGAATGATGGTTCTTTAGTCAGCATAATCACCTCAGATAATGCCGAACGAAGCGCCCAGGCCCGTTACGGTGTCCACAGCGCTTGCCATTGCGGGGTTGGCCTGCAGGCGGGCCTGCATGGAAACGGCAGCCAGTGCCATCAGACGAGTTACTGAATTGATGCTACTGATCACGTCACGGCGTCCGGCGGTTGTTTTCACATCACCAGTAACGGCACCGGCGGCAACGCGCCCGATCTCAGCGGTGGCGCTCATGACGTAGTGCGGCAATTTTTCTTTTGCCACTTCGTTCATCGGTACACATGGCAGGCAATGAATCTGTGCAAGGAAGCCATCAACCAGGGTGGAGTCCTCAGTGAGATCGGTAAGCAGCCAGATTTCAGGCGGCGTGAGCTGATGCGGCTGGTCCGGGTTCAGCTTATTGCGCAGCGTCTGGACATTCATTCCCGCGCGTTCTGCCAGCTTCGCCATGTTGTGACGCAGCGCGAAAGCCCGGCAAGCCTCTTCAAAGTGTGGATGTTTGGAAATCTTATAATCAAACATGTGAGCCCCTTAGAAAGTTCCCATAATTGAACTTATTGACCAACAACAACGCGGAAGTTGGAATGACCAAGGGACTCACGAACCTGATCGGTTTTGTACATCAAGTAACGCAGGCTTACACGACCCTTATTTTTTTCTTTCTTAACCATGTACTTAGCAAGCTGACCATGATGGATTTTTTGATAAACAGAGCCGCGGGAAATGCCTTCCCATTCCGCGAACTCTGCAGGTGTAGCCATCTCTTTTGGTACACGAATTGAAATATCAGTGCTCATAGTGCAGTATCTCTCAGTTAAGGTTTGGTTTATGTCGTTTTATCTTGTTTTATGTGATTCAACATTTGAACAACCGAGATACTACGATCCAATATTTGATACGTCAATAGGATTAAAAAATGATACAGGTGAAGGCTGGCGAGAATACAGGGGGTAGAGAGGCTATCCATAGGTTGATGGCAGCCTATGATTTCAAGTCCAGACAGCAGCTATGCGATCACCTTGGTGCATCTAAAAGCACCATGGCAAACAGATACTTAAGGGACAGCTTTCCTGCAGAATGGGTGATCCAATGCGCTCTTGAAACAGGAGTTTCTTTACTCTGGCTAACCACAGGACAAGGCGAACCAGGAACAAAAATTGATGATAAAAAAAGTATCAATTTCGTGAACTCCAGCAAGGTAAAACCTCTTTCTGAGCTTGTATCGCCAGAGATCGACAAAGCTAGCCTTATAGGAGGTTCGTTGGTTGAAACTGGGAAGGCCATCATTGATAGCAGCCTGTTTCCCCCTGACTCAAGCGAGCTGCTTCTCGTAAATACCAATGGCGATTCATATTTAGTTGACCGTAACCAGACACCACCAGTGAATGGGATGTGGTTAGTCGATATCGACGGGATAAAAAGCATTGTTAAGCTGACTCGCCTTCCGGGAAACAGATTAGTTGTGCATCAAGATGATTCTTCGTTTGAGTGCAGCTTGGATGATATCGAGGTTGTTGGCCGCGCATTGAAAATCATCAAGAGCCTTTGATATGACCATCAGAAAACAGCCGAACGGAAAATGGTTGTGCGAGTGTTACCCGAACGGGCGTGACGGCAAGCGCGTGCGCAAGCAATTTGCGACAAAGGGCGAGGCTGTAGCATTCGAAAACTTCACCATGGATGAAGTGAACAAAAAGCCGTGGCTGGGTGAAAAGGAAGATCGGCGGCGTTTGTCAGAATTGATTGAGCAGTGGCACTCCCTTTACGGCCAGACGCTCGCAGACCCCAAGCGCCTAATGGCGAAACTGAATATTATCTGCAATGGCCTGGGCGATCCCGTTGCCTCTGAGTTAACCGCCGGTGACTTTACAAAATATCGCGAAGCACGATTAAAAGGTGAAGTACGTAACGAAGACGGCGCGCTGATGTCACCAGTAAAGCCCCGCACGGTAAACCTGGAACAGCGTAACTTATCATCCGTTTTTGGCACCCTGAAAAAGCTGGGCCACTGGTCAGCGCCTAACCCGCTCGCCGGGCTACCAACATTCAAAATCGCAGAAGGTGAATTGGCGTTCTTGGCCTCGGACGAAATTAAACGCCTGCTTGATGCCTGCGCTGATTCTCAAAGCCCCAGCCTGTTAATGATCGCAAAGGTATGCCTGGCCACCGGCGCGCGGTGGAGTGAGGCCGAAAACCTGCAGGGCCATCAGTTATCTAAATACCGGATCACCTATACCAAAACCAAAGGCAAGAAAAACCGAACCGTACCGATATCTCAGGATCTGTATGACGAACTCCCCAAAAACAGAGGAAAGCTATTCACGCCATGCAGAAAAGCTTTTGAGCGAGCAGTAAAGCGGGCCGGTATCGACTTACCTGAAGGCCAATGCACACATGTGCTTCGCCATACGTTTGCCAGTCACTTTATGATGAACGGCGGAAACATACTGGTCCTGAGAGATATATTAGGTCACTCCGATATTAAAATGACAATGGTTTATGCTCATTTTGCGCCTGATCATCTTGAGGATGCGGTGACAAAGAATCCACTTTATGCATTAAACTACTCGTAAGGGCAAAACATGCAAAAGGAAAATTTATCTGATGGTTTAAATGATATTTTTTCAGATATAGTCAATGAAGAAAGTTTAAACTTACCATTTACAGTTGAATCAGACATTATTAGTGACTTTAAAGAAAAGTGCCAGATATATTTCAACCTTTTAAATGACTATACTGAGAACAATGACACTGAATTATCCAGAAGAATTAGCAGACGCCTCGAAAAAATAGGTGAAATTTATTTTGGGCTGGTCGATTCCTTGTCAGATTTTTTATCCGGTGATATAAAGTCAGCTTATGATAGCTTCGATAGAACCTTTTCTGACAGCGCAACTTCACGCTATATCCACCATATATCTACTCCACTAAACAAGATTTGTAACGAATCCAAGCCTCTCTTTCGAGTCAGGAAGTCTGACACTTCAATAAAAGACAGAAAAGAGATGTTTCACATCCCTTTCTCTATGCGGCATTTAGTCAATGCGCAGAGATATTCTGTCGCAGGTTTGCCATGTTTATATCTTGGTTCATCTTTATATGTTTGTTGGCTGGAAATGGACAAACCAGACTTTGACAAATTATACATTTCGTCTTACTCGTCTGATGAAGAGGATTCTAAAATCCTAGACTTTACCGCCGAAATACTTTACTCACGTTTTTATGGCATTGTCGATGATGATGAAATGCCGTACCTTACAAAAATGTCATACATTTGTTTAATGCCATTGATTTATGCTTGCAACTTTAGAAAAAAGAACAACAGCACATCTTTTACTCAAGAGTACATTATTCCAAATTTATTAATGCAATGGATTAGCCGCCGGGCAAAATCAAACATTGTTGGCATCGCTTACAGATCAACGAAAATGGTAAAAACAAATAGTGGGGACAAGTCAATCAATGTTGTACTTCCCCCAAAAGTTACCTACCAACAAACAATCTCAAAAGATTTTTGTCCCAAACTAATTAAAATGTTTAAGCTCACTCCCCCTGTATCATGGCAAGTACTTAAAACACTGGACTACACATGTGAGCCAAGCGAAGGAGATAGGGTAAAGTCAGCCTCAAGGTTTTTGAGGCGGACTGAACGCCTGTCAGGGATCACGAATTTTGACGACAGTATTGTGCATCTTTACCCACTCACCGACTTCTACAAACTCGAGAAGTGCATGGATAACTTGCTTGAGTACGACATCATTAAGGACAAGAAGTGATGGCGGCACTTTGGCGGCAGAGTATTAAAAATGTATAAAATGGGCAAACACCACAAAACACTAATGCACTGTTTTAAAAGGTAAATAACTGTTTTTCTTGTGATGGAAATGCTATGTAGAAATTTCGGACGCGGGTTCAACTCCCGCCAGCTCCACCAAAATTCTCCATCGGTGATTACCAGAGTCATCCGATGAAGTCCTAAGAGCCCGCACGGCGCAAGCCCTGCGGGCTTTTTTGTGCCCTCACTTTGTCCCGCGAAGTCCGAAGAGAACTAATTAAATCCGAACCTTTTAGGCCCATTGATAGGCCCAACGAAAAGCTCTATTGTTTTCGTTGGGCCTAAACGCATGGAGACTCCCCATGGCAAGAAAAACCAAGCCGTTAACCGATACGGAAATCAAAGCCGCCAAACCTAAAGATGCCGATTACCAGCTATATGATGGTGACGGGCTTACTCTGTTAATCAAGTCCAGTGGTAGTAAGCTCTGGCAATTCCGTTACTATCGACCTCTGACAAAACAGCGAACCAAGCAAAGCTTCGGAGCCTACCCTGCTGTCTCCCTTTCTGATGCGCGTAAACTCAGAGCTGAATCTCGAGTTTTATTGGCGAAAGACATTGATCCTCAGGAACATCAGAAAGAGCAGGTTAGAAGTTCTCAAGAGGCTAAAACCAACACTTTCCTGTTAGTTGCCGAGCGTTGGTGGAATGTGAAGAAAGCCAGCGTAACAGAGGACTATGCCGATGATATCTGGCGCTCGCTTGAGAGAGATGTTTTCCCAGCAATCGGTGATATCAGTGTCACCGAGATTAAGGCTCATACTCTGGTTAAAGCAGTGCAGCCGGTTCAGGCCAGAGGTGCATTAGAGACTGTTCGCCGCCTTTGTCAGCGTATTAACGAAGTCATGATTTATGCTCAGAACACAGGCCTAATTGATGCTGTTCCCAGCGTTAACATCGGGAAAGCATTCGAGAAACCGCAGAAGAAAAACATGCCTAGTATCCGCCCGGATCAACTTCCACAATTAATGCAGACTATGCGCACGGCAAGTATCAGCCTGTCCACACGATGCCTGTTCATGTGGCAACTTCTAACCATCACCCGCCCTGCCGAAGCTGCTGAGGCTCGATGGGATGAGATCGATTTCAATGCTAGCGAATGGAAAATTCCTGCAGCTCGAATGAAGATGAACCGGGACCATACGGTTCCACTATCTGATGGGGCTCTTGCTATTCTGGAAATGATGAAGCCTCTCAGTGGTGGCCGAGAATTTATCTTTCCTAGCCGTATCAAGCCCAACCAACCAATGAATAGCCAAACAGTGAATGCAGCACTCAAGCGTGCTGGCTTAGGAGGTGTACTTGTTTCACACGGCTTGCGTTCTATCGCCAGTACGGCACTCAATGAGGAAGGATTTCCACCTGATGTCATTGAAGCAGCGCTTGCTCATGTAGACAAAAATGAGGTGCGTCGCGCTTATAACCGCAGTGATTATCTTGAGCAACGTCGTCCGATGATGCAATGGTGGGCTGATTTTGTAAAAGCAGCAGATAGCGGCAGTATCGTTAATAGTGGGGTTAGGGGAATACGGCTTGTGGGATGAATCCTTTATCAGCACCCATAATGGGTGCTGATAATTCAACTATTAATAATACGGGCTTTTATCCTGTGACTTTCTTTTTTCTAGCAACTGTATTATCTAAAGCCAATTTGATACTTTCAATATTTCTTGACCAGTTTTTAATAATGGTATCTTCCAAAGCATCTTGGCTCATTGTTGCGATACGATATTTTTTACTTTCATTATTAATGTCAAAATTTGACTCTTTAATAAAGTCCCACAAAGGATCAATGAGAGCATTTACCGCAGCTGCTTTACTTTTCCACCCACCTTCAGGAACAGATTCATTGATCAAATAAACAAGTTTATCTTGAATTACTCGATATACTTCCGCTTTACTGCTCCCACCTTGTTTTCCGGCTTTAGCTCTAACATGGGATAATTTTTTTTGAGCACATACAGAAACATGAAACCATGACATACCAATACATCTATCAAATAATTCAGAAGATTTAATGAATGCTTTAATAGCAACACACTCATTCTCTGACATAACTGATTTTCCCCATTGATAAGACATCGAGGCAAAAAATAGATGTGATTTAAACACATCATTAATTAAAAAAGGATCCTGAATAAGATGAGAAAATGTTCCCCTGAAAATACGTGACTTTAACTCTTTCCAGCATTCCTGAACTGGATCATATAATTCAGCATATTCCTCTATTAATTGACCCACTCTGTCACCAGTACAATATTTATACTCTTCATGAGATGGAGCACTATACAAAACCACACGTGTTCCTACCTTATCAGAATTCCAGAACTGATCTCGCATTTCGCTTAGTTCCTTCAGTATCGCAGGATAACTTTCGCTGAGCATATCAATGTATATGTCCCAATCACATTCGACCATCTGCCCAGAAAGACAAACCGATTTTTGACTAATTTCTTCGCAAAACTCAATCGCTGTCAACAT